AAAAGGAACAAGCTCTGGCAGAAAACTAGAAGGGTTGCCTTGGGCAGAGTTTATGAATTTAGGTTTGGGTGCCATGAGAATGACACCAGAAGAATTTTGGAATTGTAGTTTTGAAGAATTTTATAGTGCAATAGATGGATTTAGAACTTTTAATGGCGCAGATAGAGATAAACCTATGACAAAAGATGAATTAGATGAATTAATGGAGTTACACCCAGATTAATGGCTACAACAGTTGACACATTATTAGTTCGTATTCAATCAGATATGTCTGAACTCCGTCGTGATTTGAAAAAAATCGAAACTCAGACAAAAACTTCTACAAATAAAGTATCATCATCATTTAAGATGATGGCATTAGCAATAAAAGGAACAATTGCTGCAGTTGGAGTGGCTTTAATTACCAATCTTGGTAAAAAAATGGTATCTATGGCATCTGATGCCGAAGAGTCAACATCAAAGGCGCGAGTTGTTTTTGGTAAAAATTTTGGTGCTGTTGAAAAAGAATTAGATGAATTTGGTAATGCTGTAGGTCGTGCAACTATAGATTTGGTTACAATGGCATCATCTGTACAAGATACTTTCGTACCTATGGGTTTTGCTAGAGAAGATGCTTCCAAATTATCAGTACAATTATCGAAATTAGCCGTTGATGTAGCATCTTTTAACAATGCTTCAGATGCGGATACAATGAGAGCATTTCAGAGTGCAATTGTTGGAAATCATGAAACTGTCCGTAGATTTGGTGTTGTCATTACAGAAGCAACATTAAAACAAGAATTGATGCGAATGGGCATCAACAAAAGTATGAAAGAGGTAACAAATGCTGAGAAAGTTCAAGCAAGATTAAATCTTATTATTGATGGAACATCTGATGCACACGGAGATGCAACCGAAACAGCCCATTCATTTGCAAATGAAAGTAAAGCATTGGGTTCTGCATTAAAGGAATTATCAAATGAAATAACAGCAGATTTATTGCCAGCATTAGCCAAACTCGTTGGGTTTTTGACTAAAGTAATTGAAAGGCAAAAAGAATTAAGAGCAGAAAACAAAAAAGTGTTTGAAAAAACTCAACTGGAAATACTAGAAGCTTATAAAAAACAATTAGATGGTATAAACAAAAGTTTAGAAGATGGTATTTTTATTTTTTCAAGTAAAGAACAGCATTTGGAAACCAAAGCACATTTAGAAAGCCAAATAAAATTATTTGAAGAAATGCTTGATATAAATAAAAAAATTACTAAAGAAATGCGTGAAAGACATTTAGAAGAGGGGGTTGAAACAAAGAGAAAATTAAAATCTTTTCAAGATTTGAGAGTTGGAAATACTACAGCTGGTCAATCAATACATTCACAAGGCAGACCAGATTTTGTTCCTAAACCATCAACAGACCCATCTGTTTTAAAAGAATTTAAGAAAAATTTAGAAGCAATTAGAATTGCAAGAATTAGAGGTCAATCAAGTCAAGGTGAAGCATTTGTAGCAATGATTGAGGAAGCAAAATTTGAAGAAGAATTTTCAAGACAAAGAAAAACAAATCAAGAAGAGTTTTTTGAAGATACAAAAAAATTTACAGATGGTTCAATAAAACTTTCTCAAGCTAGAGTAAATGCATTAACTGAAGAATTTAAAAATCAAAAAGCAATAAGAGAACAATTAACTGATGTTGCAATCAGAGGATTTGATAAAATGGAAAATGCTATGTTGGATTTTGCTGATGGAACAACAAAAGGATTTGATGGAATAAGAGACTCAATGAGATTTTTTATAAAGGATTTACAAAGAACAATGTTAAGAATGTTAGTATTTAATAAGATTAAAAATGCTATATTTGGAACATCATTTGCTACAGCAAATATGGGTGATATTGGTTCTAATATAATGGGAATGTTTGGTGGTGGAGGAGGAGGTGGTACATTTGGTGCATCTGATAGTTTTGCAAAAGGTGGCACAATGCAGAAAGGTAGGCCTTATCTTGTAGGAGAAAGAGGAGCAGAATTGTTTGTTCCTAATACTGGTGGCACTCTTATGAACAATATGAATACAAGAAATATGGGTGGAGGAGCAACAATTGTAAATCAAACCATCAATGTAGAAACAGGAGTTGCCCCTACAGTAAGAGCAGAAATTATGAATTTATTACCATCTATTAAGAGAGATACAATATCATCATTGATAGAAGCAAAAAAGAGGGGTGGTAATATTGCTACTGCATTTGCATAATGTCTAATTATTCTACAAGTTATCCATTAACAATGCCAACAAGTCCAAGCAATTTTAAGACTTCAACATTTACATTAGAGAGAAGAAGTGCAATATCAGAAAGCCCATTTACTGGGAAACAACAAGTACAATTGTTTAGTAATTTTAGTTTCTGGAGAGCACAATTGACATTGCCTCCAATGAAAAGAACAGATGCTGGAGCTTGGACAGCATTTTTTGCAAAATTAAGAGGAAGAAGTGGTACATTTTTACTTGGAGACCCAGATGGTAGTCAACAGGGAAGTGGTACAGGAAGTATTACATTAGCATCTGCAACGGCAGTAGGGAATACAAGAATATCAACAACTGGATACAATGAGGGTAATGGAACAGTTGTTTTAAAGGCTGGGGATTATATTTCTATAAATAATGATTTGCATTTAGTTATAGCAGATGCCACAAAATCTGGCACAAATGTAAATGTAGATATTGAACCACAAATTCGTGCTGTTCATAATTCATCAACAACAGTTGTTATAAGCAGTGCAAAAGGAGTTTTTAGATTAGATAGCGAAATCATATCTTGGGATGCAAATGAGTCAAGCATTTATGGTTTTAGTTTTTCTTGTAGCGAGGCAATATGACCAGAACACTCACAACTGCTGTAACAAATCTCTTAGATGATGATTTAGTAAATCCATTTATAGCAGTAAAAATTCCATTCCCAAGTGGTGCAATGAGAGTATGGACAGGATTAGGAGATATAACTGTTGATAGTGAAACATATTCTGGTGTTGGAAGTTTTTTAAGTTTGAGTTCAATTACAGAAACTATGGAAATCAAGGCAACTGGAATAACTATTAGTTTATCTGGTGTTCCATCTAATATGATTGGCTCATTATTAACAGATGAATTTCAAGGAGTAACTTGTGTTGTTCATTTTGGTTTTCTTGGCGATTCAAATGCAGTTACAGGAGTTATAAAAGTATATCAAGGAATTGCTGACAATTGTGATATTGCAGAAACAGGAAAAACATCAGTTGTTTCTTTTAACATAGAAAGTCGTTTAATATCTTTAGATGATAAAGTTAATAGAAGATATACAAATGAAGACCAACAAATTGACCATTCAACAGATACAAGTTTAAGATTTGTTCCAGCATTGCAAGATAAAGAAATAATTTGGGGTAGAGGATGATTGCATTTCTTCCAGCACTGATTGCTGGGGCATTGTCTGCCTCTGTAACAGTTGCCGCTAATTATTTTGCCACAACAGCTCTTATGGCTGGTGTGTGGGCATCTTTTGCAACATCTGCTGTATTAACCCTTGCAACAAGTTTATTAGCTCCAAAACCAGATTTAGGATTATTACAATCACAAAATGATGCTGTTCAAGATAGAAAACAGATGGTTAGAGCACCATTATCAGCAAGAAGAATTGTTTATGGAAGAAGTAAAGTATCTGGAACAATCGTTTTCATAGAGAGTTCTAATAATAATCAAGATTTATATATTATTGTAGCTATTGCTGGACATGAGATAGATGGTGTTGAAAGAATTTATGTTGGAGATACACCAGTTGCTTTTGATGACCATTTACCAACAGGCTTTAGAGATACAGTTCAAGCTAGTGAATTTCTTGGAAAATTAAAAATGCAAGTTCTTTTAGGAACAGACACACAAACATTACCATCTGATTTTACAACTAATACTGAATTAACAACAAATGACCAATTTAAAGGCATTGCTTGTATTTGTGTTAAATTAACATTTGACCAAGATGTTTTTCCTAACGGAATACCAACAATATCTGCAATTATAAGAGGCAAAAAAATCCTTGACCTTGAGAGACAAGCTCTTGGGCTGAGTCCAGATGTTATTTATACTAATAATCCAGCATACATTTTTAGAGATTATTTAAAAGATACTCAATATGGTCTTTCTGTTGCTGATAGTGAATTAGATGATGACCAAATAAAAGATGAAGGAGTATTTGCTAATGGTAATATTCTTCATGCAGATTTAGGTGATAATAGGCAGTTTCAAGCACAATCAGCAGATACTAATGCGAATACGACTAGTATGTTAGCTCGTATGCATTATATCCATGACGGAGCAAATATTACTTTACATGATGGAGATAGAATTAAAACTGTAACTGATGAAGATGGATTTTCTCGATTTTCAATAATGTACGTTATTATAAGTGATGGTTTAACAAAACTACATAATACAAATAGAAGAGCGCAATCTTTTAAATTAGCAAGTACTGCTACAAATTGGAAAAGAAGATTTGCTGATGTAACAATACAAGCTAGTGCTACAACTCTTTTTACAAGAGTTACAGAAATTAAATATAGTTGTGATGGAACATTATTATCAAGTGCAAGTCATAAAGACAA